CGGGCCGGGATCTCTCTCCCCGAGGTCTCCCTCACCCCGGGGACCCGCCGAACGGGTCGGAATTACAAGGTTTGAGGATCGGCGGGACGGGTAGATCGTCCCTCGCCTCCCCCGGTCCTCTGGGGGTCGCTCCGAGGATTCCCGGGTCGACGAGGGTCGAGGTCGTCGTCGAGTGACCGCTAAACGGTCTGCTCCCAGAACCCGACGACCCCGACCCTCGACCCTGGAGCGGGCGGTCATCGCCTCGGTCGCCTCCGCCGACTGGATCGTCGACTCCGACGTCGCCGCGGTCTGGATCCTCCGCGATCTCGCCCTCGTCCTCGACTCGACCCGAGGGTCGTCCCTGTTCGAGGCGTTCCCGTTTCCCGCCCGGGATATCTCCGACCTCGCCGGACGTGCCTCCCATCTCCTCCGAGAGCTAGGTCTCACCCCCGCCGCCCGATACCGTCTCGGCCTATGGGAGATCGCGACCGATGATCCCCTCGCCGAGATCCTCCGGATCGCCGACGCCGCGGATCGGGACGCCGCGGAGTCCTGACCGTCCGACCCGGGCGAGGTTCGCCGAGGCGGTCGCCTCCGTCGTCGGTAGGCCCCTCCTCCCATGGCAATCCCACGTCCTCGCCGTCGGCCTCGAAACCGTCGACGACCGTTGGGCGTATCCCGACGTCGGGATCGCCGTCGCCCGACAGAACGGGAAAACGGGGGGGATTCTGGAGACGCGAGCTCTTACCGGTCTCCTCGTATTCGGAGAGCGGATCCTCCACTCGGCTCAGAATCGGGACCTCCCCCGAGAGTCGTTTCTGTCGATCGCCTCGATCCTCGAAGCTCGTTTCCCCGCCGAGATCGCCGACGGACCCCGGAGGGCGAACGGACAGGAGTCGGTGACCATGCGAAACGGAGGGTCGTATCGGATTGTCGCTCCGAGAGCCGACGCCCCCCGCGGTCGTACCGCCGACCTCATCATCCTCGACGAGGTCCGCGAATACTCGTCCGACGAATTCGTCTCCGCCATCCTCCCGACCCTGAACACGTCCCGGGACCCTCAAGTTTGGTACGCCTCGAACGCTGGAGACCCCGACTCGGTCGTCCTCAACGATCTCCGACGCCGAGGCCTCGACGGGGACTCGTCTCTCGCTTGGCTGGAATGGTCCGCCGACCCGTCTCTCGACGACGACGACCCCGAGGCATGGTCTCAGGCGAATCCGTCTCTCGGGACCCTGATCGACGAGACCCGTATCGCCCATTTACAGCGGACCCTCTCCCCGGAGCGTTTCCAAACCGAGGTCCTCTGTCGCTGGGTCGCCGTCTCGGGGACCCGGGCGATCCCCGCCGACCTTTGGGACGCTGCCGCCGACCCGGGCCTCGCCGGACCGGGAGACCGGTCCCGACCGGTCGTCTCGATCGACGCCGACCCCGACCGTCTCGCCGTCGCCGTCTCCGCGGCTTGGATCCTCGGAGACGGTCGGGTCGGGACCGACCTAGTGTTCTATGCGCCGACCATGATCGGAGCGGAGGAGGCGGTCCGGAGGGTCGTCGACGAGCTTTCTCCCCGTCTCGTCGGATTCGACCCTTGGACCGCCCAAACCCTCGCCGACGCTCTCGGAGGCCGGTATCCGACGGAGGCGGTCACGGGTCGGAATTGGGTCGCCGCCTCCCAGCATCTCCTCGACCTCCTCACCGGGGATCGTCTCCGCCACTACGGACGGACCGCCCTCTCGGTCCAGCTAGCGCACGCGGAGAGGCGGTCGTCGGTCGAGGGCCGATGGTGGATCGCCCGAGGGTCCGAACCGATCCCGGGAGTGACCTCGACGGCCCGGGCGGTCTACTTGGCGTCGAGGCCTCGTCCCGTCCCCGCCATCCACTAGAACGCGATTATCACCAAGAGGACGATTATCACGACGAGGAGGAGGTCGGTGAGAGTGACAGCCATCCGTCGAGGTTAATCGGGAGTGACTAGACACTCGGGGCCTCCTGGGATTATCTTCCAGTCATGGGAAAGCTCTGGGATTGGCTCCTCGACGCTGAACCTCCCTCCGAGGTCCGGACCTCTCTCGACCCTCCCCCCCCGCCGATCGAATATCAGATCGAGTCGATCGAAATGGCCCAGCTCCTCGGCAACCTCGACGCCGAGACCCTCCCCGCGGTGTACGCCGCGGTCGATCTGATCGCCGCCTCGGTCGGTCGTCTCGGATTCGACGAGGAGACCCGCCTCTCCCGACGTCCCGACCCGTTCGTGACCCGTTTCGATTTCTTTTTCGAGACGACTTGGTCTCTCGCCGCGGCCGGTAACGCCTACTGGAGACATACCCGAACCGACCGGGGCGTCGAATCCCTAGAGGTACTCGACCCCGCCGCGGTCGTCGTCCGCTACGCCGAGGGGTCCCGCCGACGCAAGGTCTACGAGTACGAAGGACAGGAGGTCGACCGGATCTCTCATCTCCGCTTTCATCCCCGCCCCGGATACCTCCTCGGCCTCTCCCCGATCGAAGCTGCTCAGACGACATGGAACGGGGCGGTCTACGCCGAGAGGTACGCCTCGAAAACGTTCGCCGAGTCGGGGATCCCGTCGGGAGTCCTGAAAGCCGAATACGAACTCACCGACGACGAGTCGGCCCGTCTCAAATCGCAATGGACCGCGGCGAGGTCGGGAGCACGTTCGACCGCGGTCCTCTCCGGAGGTATCACATATGAGGGGATCGCCCTCTCCCTCGTCGACCTTCAGTTTCTCGACGCCCGGGCGTCCAACGCCCTCGACGTCGCCCGGATCTTCCATATCCCCTCCGACCTTCTAGAGGTCGCCGTCTCCGGGTCGTCGCTGACATATCAGAACCTCGCCGAGGTCGGAGCCGATTTCGTCCGATGGTGCCTCGACGCCTATCTCCAGATAATCGAGGAGGCATGGTCTCTACTCCCCGGAGAGCCGACCGACCGGAGATTCGACACTCGTCCCCTCTACGCGGCGTCGGCGGAGACCCGGGCGAGGACCCTCGGTCTCCTAGTACAGGCCGGGGCGGACGCTGCCGCCGCCGCCGCCGAAACCGAATTCCGTCTCCCCATGACCGACCGTCCGCTACCCGCCCCTACATCGGAGGACTCGCTTGTCTGACGAATTCACTCTCGACGTAACCGAGATCCTGGAAGTCCGATCCGAGGAGGAGAGGATCATCGAGGGTCGGATCGTCCCCTACGGGATCCCGATCGAACACTCCCGAGGGACCGAACAATTCGCCCTCGGAGCGTTCTCCGAGGTTCATCCCGAGGACATCCCCCTCCTATGGCATCACGACCCCCGGGAGCCGATCGGACGCATGACCGGGATCGTCGAACGAGACGACGGAGCTTATGGGACCTTCAAGGTCGCCGATACCGCCCGCGGGCGGGATTACATGGCCCTCGTCCGGGAGAAGGTCGTCGCCGGACTCTCTATCGGTTTCAACCCCGGATCCTGGGATACCGCCAAAAACGGGACCCGGACCCATAAGCGCGTCGACCTACGCGAGGTCTCCGCGGTCACATATCCCGCCTATGCGGGAGCGCAAGTAACCGCCGTCCGAGAACGAGAGGAGCATCCCACAATGCCGGACGAGCAACCCGTCGCCGAGGCGACACCGATCACGACCGACGCCGAGGAGACCCCGGTCGAGGTCCGGATGGCGGATCTCGACGAGATCCGCGACGCGATCCGCGAGGTCCGGGCCGAGTTGGGCACCCCGACCCGGACGACCGACGAGGGTCCGTCCGGTCTCGACGTTTTCTCCTACATGGTCGCCCTAGCCGCGAAAGCGGAGATCCCCGCCGAGTTACGGGCGATCGCCGACGTCGTCTCCGACCTCGGGACGAACGACGCCTCCGGTCTCACCCCCGACTACTACTGGGCCGCGGGATTGAAAGAGAACGCCGACCGGTCCCGACCCCTGTTCGCCTCTGCCGGCGCGGCGCAATTCCCCGCCTACGGGAACTCTCTCGTTACCGGGAAAGTGACTCAGGAGCCGACGGGACAATCGGGGACCCCCCAGAAAGCGGTACTCACGACGACGGCCCTCCGGGTCGGAGCGGTCGAGTTTCCGATCGTCTGGCACAAAATCGCCCTCGACATCGCCATCGAACTCGCCGAACAGGGAAACCCCGACGCCATCGGGGTCGCCTCCCGAGCGATGCTCCGCTGGTATGCGAAAGCGACCGACGTCGACGCCGCTACGAAAGCGCAAGCTGCCGCGGCGAATACCGGGACCGCGTTCTCGTCCCTCACCGACCTCGCCGCCATCGCCGGAGCGCTCGTCGCCGCCGGTCAGACCATCGAGGACGAGACGGGATTGTTCGGCGATATCGTCGCCCTCTCCCCGGAGAATTTCGGCGCGTTTCTCGCCATGACCGGAGCCTCGGGACCCTGGGATTCTGACACTCCCCGGGATCTCACCTTGCGGTCGATCTCTTGGGCGGGATTCCGGATCTTCCGGGATCCGAACGTGACCGAGGCCCTCCAGTACAACTCGGAGTCGTTCCGGGTCGGAGAGAAAAACCCGATCGCGGTCGCCGCGACCAACGTCGAGAAAATGGGATACGACCGCGGTTATATCGGAGCGACCGTCGTCGACCTTTGGGCCGAGGGCATCGTCGAACACGCGGCGACCGTATGAGCTTCCGGGAGACCGCGAAAGCGGTCCGGGAGGCCCTCGCCGAACAGTTAGGGCCCGTCGAGGAGAAACCGAAAAAGACGACGAAAAAGTCGACGAAAACGCCGAAAAAGTCGACGGATAAG